CGCTGCCATCCCACAGCGCATCGATCTTGATCTCGCCGCCGTTGACCGGCCACAGCTCGACGGTCTGGCCTTTGAGCGAACGGACCTCCTCGACGCATCCCGCATCGAGAGTAAGGATGTCCTCAATGACAGGCTCAAGGAATCCCCGGAAGGAGTCGTTGCGAGCGTTCGGGCGGTCGAACAGCATCTTGATCTGGCGAGCCAACACCGGATTGGCATCCTGGTCGGTGTCGAAGGCGACGATGTCCCACTCCGCGGTGGAGACCTCGCGCTTGAGCAGGTTGATGGCCGTGCGCACCCACTCCGACCGCTCGGACCAATTCCGGTAGACGGAAACGTTCGTCTTTCCGACACGCCCCCGATCACGGAAGGCGACGGTGGCCGAGCTGGTCGGCACCTTATCCGGGGTTGCCTTCGGGCCGGGAGCGCGCAGGAAATCGACGAAAATTCCCATCTAGAGGCTCCGTAGATCCTTGAAGTGCTCAGTGATCACCTTCTGCTGCATGTTGTTCAGGTGCTCAGTGAGCCGGGCCTTATTCGCGATCTCGATGGCTTCGAGATACGTCACCCGCACCGTGTCGATGTTCGACAGGTATTCGGCGAGGTAATCGGGCGTCTCCCGCTTTCCATCCCGGAATTCAAGCTCCGCCATATATCACCTCTTCAACGAGCCGAACACGAGGCCGCCCCGACCCAGGTCCATGGCATTACCCAGGGCATCGATCATGTCGTCGTGCCCCTTGGGGAACTGCAGCAACTCCTGTTCAAACAGGCCACCGGCCATGCTGCGGTGGTGGAACACCTTGCGTGATTCGTAGCGAGCCGCCACTGAGCGCGCCCGGGTGACCTTGTCCACGTCGGCCTTCTTGCCGACGACCGGCAGGCTCGTCGTATCGACCAGGTCCCGCACCAGGGTGGACTGGAACTGGTTGTTCTCGATGACAATGCGCGACATCTCCGGGTAGGCCTGCCAGCCGTCGATGACGAACTGGCGATGTCCTGTTTCCCGCTTGTCCCGGTAGACCGAGAGGATGTAGTGGTTGTGCTGCTCGTCCTCGGCAACGACGACCCGGGCCGTGAAGTCGGCTGCCTGCCGCTCGGAACTGGCCAGGTCCACGCCCATCGTGATGGTGTAGCGCTTGTCCGGGTCCAACGCATCGAAGTAGCGAAACCAGTCCCGATGGAAGACATTGCCCGCCATGAGCCCGGAGATGTCATTGAGGTACGAACAGGCGAACATCGCACTGCCCATGTCCAACTTCTCGCCGAGCAACGCCGACACCGGCCAGATTTCCGGCCAGAGCGCCCGTGGCTTGCGCTGCGCTACATCACTCTCTTCGTAGATCAAGGCGCCCCGCACAATGGAAGGCCACTTGTTCTGCTCAATGAGCACCTCGTAGAGGTCCTCCTCGGCCCAGCGTGTGCCCAGCACGAGGATGATGCCGCCCGGCACCAGGCAGGGCTTGAGGGTCTTCCAGAACCAGGTAACGATCTTATCGCGCTGTTCGGGGTTGGCGGTGTTCTCCTCGTCGAGGATGTCATCGCACAGGATCAGATCGAACCGCTTACTGATGATTGCGCCGAGCGCCCCGGCGGAGTACATCGTCACGTCTTTGCTGGCGTGGTGGATGGAGTCCTTGGCCAGCCATTCCACGTCCGTCCACTTGCTGGGACTGACCAGATCCCCGAACACGTCGCGGTACTTGTCGTTGCTCTGGATGCTCCAGCGGATGGCCCGAGAGAAGGCGTTGCTCTGCTTGGCGGTGTTGCTGATCAGGCCGATGCGCAGGTTGGGGTTCTTGCCCACCAGCCAGGACAGGAGGATGGTGTTGCCCCAGGTGGTCTTGGCGTGCCCCCGGGGCTCCAGGATGACCGAGCTTTCCTTGCGCTCGATGCAGCCCAGCATGTGTTCCACCATCTCACGATGGTGGGGTGCGGCCACATACCCGAACACGTACTCGCCAAAGGCGAACACGTCATCCCGGGCCAGCAGCCTCGTCGCTTCGCTCAGGACCTGCTGCCAGCCGTCCCTCGACAATTCGAGTTCTTGCAAACTCAACGAGCCGTCGGAGGTCGTCTGGAGCAAGTCCGCCAGTTGAGAACTCAATGACCTTGTTCTCCGAGCGGGCCGTCGGCTCACCGAGGAGCAGCTGCAGCGCGCCCACGGCGGCGACAGCATCCTTGGTGTTCACCGAGACCTCTTTATCGCGGAGCTGCTCGGCATAGCGCCGGAGCGTCGCTCGCATGACCATGACCTCTTCGTTGTGGATCTCCGCCCGGTCCGAGGCATAACGGTCGGCCGTTCGCTCATAGCTGCGGCGCACGACGGAATCCCGGAACGCAGCCCGCTTGTCGGCCCAGTTATCCCGGCGCGACTTGGCGGCCAACGAACTCCAGCTCGCATCATGGCGACGGGCGAGTTCCCGAAGGGATTCCTCGCCCGTTACGTACGCTTTTTCAATTGTGGGGTAATCGATCTTCGTCGGTCGCATGTTCCCCTATTTCGCGGAAAAGTCAGCGCAGATGAACTCCAGGGCATGCCAGTCCTTGACATTGCCGGAATCCCTCTTGACGCGGGCGATGGCATCGTCGATGACCACCGCCGCCTCCTTCGGCATGCGATATGTCCGCTCGACCCAGCCCGTCTCCGTTTTGGCTGGTTCGACGATAGCGCTCCAGTCGAATTCGGCCAGCTTGGTCAGTTCGGTGAATCGCTCTTCCGGGAATGGCAGAACCTCCAGGAGATCCTGCGGCAGCTCCGTCTCCAGGAGGTTCATGAGCAATTCGCCCAGCAGGGTCGGATCCGGCGACCCCCGGGTCTCATTGAGAACGATGGTCAGCTGCTTGGCTACTGCATCCGAAATGATGCCCAGGTCCCAGATGGGGACCTCCGTAAAGCCCAGCTCCTTCGCCCCCCGGAGCCGGTGCTCCCCGTCAATCAGCTCGTACTCAATACTCCCAGTTGAGGGTAGTGAACGTCCCCTCCCTGGTCGAGGAGTACCAGTCGGTGGTCGTTGACGGACGATAAGTGGAGCTACCAGACCAAACCGTCGGAGCGAGGCTAGCTCCTTCTGGTACATAAACGAATCCTGTCGATTCGGATTCCAGGGGTTTGGAAATACCGTCGAGCAAGGAACGAAGACCGCTGAAGGGGTTATCGCGAGCGGCGATGATGCTATCAATGACCGTGGCAATCAGCGCCTCCCGCTCGGCTTCGTCGAATTTCTTCTCGTGCTCCCAGAAGAGCTTCCAGCCCATCATCGGCGCGCTCGTGCTCGTTGAGGGAATAGTGAACTCGTGGAACTTGATGGGCGTCGCGGAGGTCATCGCTCCGGTGTACGTGATGAACTTCCGCTCTGTGTCCCCGTATGTCGTGACCTCTATCGGGGAGAAGCCCCAGGTACTGCGCTCGGAAAAAACGTTAGTAGTTGTATCGCTGGTCAACTCGCGCCTGGCGGCGGAGCTTCGGGCGGCTGTTGACGAAGTCATTCCAATCCCTCGATGCACGCTTGCTCACCACACCCGGGTGGAACTCCTCGGCGCACAGCGTGCACATATGCCGCCCATTGATCAGAAATGGGGCGGTGGTACGAGTTCCACACTCACAGGTGAACGGCTTCTTCATACGTCGGTTTCGATAACCTCCGCACCAAATTCGCCCGATTGCCAGACCGATACCCGCACGACTGGTCCAGTCATGCGCAAATTCTCGAATAACCAGCTCGCAATTCCCGCACAGGTGGGCGGAACGGCTGGCAACATCTCTGGGAGATTACGACCAGAGATCTGGACGAGCAGGTCATTCAGCTGGTCTGCGGCCCCGATGGGAAAATCCCGAACGCCCACGATTACCTCGTAATCATGACCGTGGGGACGCTCGCCGCATGGCTGATGGGCGTGACCTGCCGAAAACTTTCGCCGGAGGAGATGCAATGTCTCCATCAGCTACCTCGCTCATTCGAGGACGCCGCACGGGCGTGCAACCAGAATAACCTAATTCGGAAATGCGGCAATGGGCTATTTCGCATTATTCGCTCCCATCGAGTGCGTCCAGTGCGGCGATGATTTCCTCATCGCTGCCATACAGGGCCTGCCGTAGGGCGTACAGCTCGTCGAACGGGACATGGGCCACCACGCCGTCATCGACATAGGTTCGCCGCGAAATATCCCGTGCTGCCTCCTCGATCTTGCGGAGGCGGGCAGTGTCTTCGTCCTCGACGTGGACCTCGCCACGATGGCCGACTCCGCATATCAGGCAGGCCGGGTAGAACCTGAGCTTGCAATCGGCGCAGGCCCACATTCGGCGATCTTCCCACCCTCGCTCCATGAACACGGTGATCCCATTGTGGCGGCAGTCAACCATTCCCGGCCTCATTCATCGTGGCGAGATGGGCGCGAATCGCGGCCCTCGCCCCTGCAACGGAAACCATCGGCTCAGCAAACGTCAGGATGCCGATGGCGCTGATCTCGACCCCGAGCCAGAGATCTTCGGCTGTCAGCCCATCCAGCGCGGCGCGGAGGGTGGCGATCTCCTTGACGTGATCCGGCGCGCCCGGTGCATACGAGCCGCCGTCGCCCTCGCAACAGTGGCAGGGATACCAGCCGCTCACTTTCCGGCCTCCTTCGCCGTGGCGAGGGCGGCGCGGAGGGCAACGAAGGCGTGCGACGACTCCATCGCTTCCGTCTCGCCCCACACATCGACGAACGCCATGCCCGCCGCCACCAGCCCATCCAGCGCGGCGCGGAGGGTGGCGATCTCGTTGAGGAGTGCGCCGAACTGTCCCTTGGTGATGGTCATTGTCGGCCCCGGTTTACGGCTTAGACCATCGAGGTCTTCCCACAAATCAGTCATCAGTCCTCTCCCAGTGCAGCGCGGAGGGCATCCATCGTTTCCGGGTCGGCACGGTCGCGGTAAGCGTTGTCGCATGCCGCCCGTGCCGCCTTCTCGATGGCGCGGAGGGTGGCGAGTTCCAGCGCCAGCGGTGTCGAGGGTGCGACATCGGGATGACGCCATGCTTCCAGTTCAGCGCGGAGGGTGGCGATGGTGGCGTCACGCTGCTCGATCTCGGTCATCAAGTCCTCGATGGCGGTAAGCGAGTGGCCGCACTTCCCATCCGGCAGGAACACGGCACCGCCCGCGAGGATGGCGGCGGCCAGCGCTTCCGGGGCCATGAAGTCGTAGACAGTCCATGTTCTGTGGCTGGACTGATGCGGATAGCCCCCGCTCCCTTCCTGATGCTGTGGCAACAGCGGGGCGAGCGCCGCAGCCAGCGCGGCGAGGCCGTTGTCAGTCATGGCATCTCCTTCGCCGTGGCGAGGGCGGCGCGGAGGAGCGAGTTGATCGGGTCCTGCGCCACGTTGCAGTACGGCTGGTGGTTGTCCAGCACCTTCCGGTGGGCGTCATCCTGCCCGT